GAGAAAGCATACCAATTGGCTAAGGCTTCTGCAGAAATCAAACGTGACATGGAAGCTATCCTATTGAGCAACCAAGTTGCTTCTGCTGGCGATGCTACAACTGCTCGTACTTTGGGTGGTTTACAAGCATGGTTAAATACCAACTACTCTGGCGGTACTTCTGGTACTGCTGGTGCATCTGGTACTACTGCTCGTGTAACTGGTACAGACCGTGCCTTTACTCAAGCTATCTTGAATACAGTTATCCAATCTGCTTATGTTGCAGGTGGTTCACCAACAATCTTGATGGTAACTCCAGCTCAAAAAGTAGTTGCATCTACATTTGCCGGTATCGCTACACGTTACAAAGATATTCCAAGCAACGTACAAGCATCTATCATCGCTGCTGCTGACGTGTTTGTTTCTGACTTTGGTACTATCTCTATCGTACCTAACCGTTTCATTCCTAACTCAGACAATGATGACGTAGCATTCTTACTAGATCCAGAAATGGCTTCAGTAGCTTACTTACGCCCATTCCAAACTAATGAGCTTGCGAAGACTGGGGATGCCGATGTTACACAACTGCTAGTCGAATATACCTTAGAGGTAAAAAACGAGGCAGCGCATGGAATCATAGCTGACCTAACATGATATTGACCATGTTACGTTAATGTGATAAGATACTCCCTGTGTTTAATCATGGGGAGTTTCTAAAATGAAATGTGAAATTAATGAATGTACTAATTTAGCTTA